GTAATATTGGAATTGGAAGCATCATCACTGCCTGAAATAGAAATTGTTATTGGTTCATAATTAAAAGTATGAGTTCCAACACCACTAGAAGTTAAATTAATGTATTTTTTAGAGTTATAAAAATAAAATTTACCAGTGGTGCCAATACCAACTGAAGATAGTTTAAAAGATTTATCATCAATTCTAGTTACAACATAAGATGTCACTGCCAATCCAGAAACAACAGTTTCTGTACTACCGAAATATTTTACGATTTCACCACTCTGATATGGATGACTGTAAACATTTATAGTATCTGTAAATGTATTAATACCAGTAGAATTAACAGATATTTTTTTATTTTTATACCCAGATCCAGGATTATCAATTACGATAGCATTTAATTTTTTCTTCTTTTCTGTCGATTTAAAGGAGTGATTTCCAACACCATTTTCAACAGATATTGTAGAAACTCCACTCAATGCATCAGACTTATTCTTATGTAATGTAATATTAAAATCATTTACAACATTTACAAAATATGTTGAAGCAGTAGACAATCCAGATATGGCCTGAGAACCTCCTGTTTGATAAATGACAGATTCCCCAGTACTAAACTTATGATAAGTAGAGAATCCTATAGTATGACTAGATCCAACTACAATTGTTGCATCAGATGCGTTTATAAAAGATTCATGATCATATGTAACTAATCTTGCTGTTGCTTTTGCACCGATTCCACCTCCACCACTAATCGATATTACTGGGTTTGATGTGAAATTAAAACCAGGATCTAAAATATCAATTCTTTCTAATTTACCTTCAACGGCACAAAAAATTGATGCCCCCACACCAACATCATCAGATACTGTTATTACTGGTGGTGTAATAATATCATAATTGTCACCAGTAGAAATAACATCAATAGACTTTATTGGTCCGTAATAAACATTGTCAGGGGACTTGTAATTAAGAATTTCTACACCATTTACAAGTATTCCGGTAGTTCCAGATAAAGTATCATATTCAATACCATCATTTAATGGAGTCTCAATAGATCTAACTAATCTTTGTCCATCTAAACTTAAGGCATTATTATCATTCTTAGAAAATCTAAACAGAGAAATAGTATCTCCTGATAATGATGATGTAGTTGATATAAAATTTGAATTCTCGATATCTAATCTAGTTCTTGAAATCTTTATCTCATTATCACTTTCCTTTTTAACGTAGTATATTGATGTTGATATTCCAGAACTAGATCCATTATATGCAATAACATCACCAGTGAAAAATCCATGGTTATTAATAGTAATTTTATCGTCAGTAAAATTACCATTTAAATTGTACTTAAATTGATTAATATTTAAATCTACTTGATATTTTGGTATAGAATTAGATGTTACATATCTAATATCACTATTAGTATCTTTATATACATTTAGAACATCTGTTAAAAATCCATTATCGTATTTACCAATTAATTTCTTAACACTCAGTATTCTTTGATCATTGCCATTTAACTCTAAGTTTTGAACATTGAATACTCTTCCAGGAACAGTTTCATTAGAAATGAATACATCTCCAACCGATTTTTCAGTAATTGTCAAATTACCGTCAACATAAGAATACTCAACCTCAACTAAATCTCCATTATATAATCCATTATCATCAATTGTCGTAATTTTATACTTATTATTTCCTATCTTTAAATATTCAGAAACATTACATTTGACACTGACATTGAATATCCAATTTTTATCTTTAGGATCCTCACTAGTATATCCAAGATTAATAATTCTACCAACGTCACCCTTATCATAATAGATATTTGGTTCTGATATATCTACATCAGAAAGAACACCAGTTACTTTAAATCTAATTTCAGATCCATTCTTATCATACCCAAAAGCATATGTATTAACACCAACGACACTAGTTCTAGGAATACTTAAATCAATACCTTTACAATTTAAAAATTGATTTACAGTAGTACCATCATAGGATATAATAGTATCATTAAAAGATATTTCACCTTTCTTTGGAAATCCAATTGTAGAATCTACAGAAATTTTATCAGAATTTATTTCAACATCATCTAGTACTGATGTTTTTGGATGAATAGGAAGATCTCCAAAAACAGATCCTTGAACAGATATATCTTTATCAAAATCATAATCTAACATTAGTGTGGTATATTGAATACCATCTCTGACAATCTTTTTAGTGTCTGTTACAGTTCCAAATGCTCTAGTAATACTATCATATCCATCAAATTGATTCTGTTGAATAGTTTGATTTAATAAGTCTTCTGGATTCCCCTGAACAGATTCTACAACAATATTACGAGTTACTCGATACTGTGCATCAGAGGGTCTGAATAAATCTTTTCTAGGTAAAACAACTTCTACATCCTTTCCATATAATACTCTGAAAAGGATTTCAAAAGATCTCTCAGATCCCTTTGAAGAATAAAAATCTTTTGATTGTTTTACAAATATGTTTTGATTTAAGTCACTATCCAATTCACGATTTTCAAATCCAAACGCAAATTGACCTTTAACCTTATTAAAAAATTCTTTGAGGAATAAAGAACTTAGATTTTTTACTGTAGATCCATTTGCATGATTAACAGTTTCACTTGAAGAAAACGTAAAGTCTTCAGAATTTCCTACAGAATATTCAGTGATCCCACTAAATCCCCTACTACAATCAATAAAACTAGTGCTGGTTTTTGATTTATATAAAATAATTTCATTATTTACTAAGATAAGACCATAAGACTTTGGAAAACCCTCAGTAGTGCTTACACTAATAGTATCATCAAATCGATTAACCTCATTGGTTAACGTGGTCGTCTCTACAACATTATATAATTCATTAGTTTTGATGTATTGATCAATATTCTGTATAATATCTAATGGAGATCCTTTAGATTCTAATGATTGATAATACTCAGTAAGGAGTTCAGAAACTAGAGGAAAGTCATCTCTTACATAAGATGGTAGTTGACTTTCTACAACGGAACTGATTTTTATTCTAGTCTTTTCCATTTATTACTTTCTTACTATGGATTCATTAACATAACTAGAAGATGTGATGTAATTTGCACCTGATGTATCAGATCCAGACTCAATATTATCTGGAATCACATTAACACTAACATCTCTTCTATGATCTATCTGAAGGTAAAGATCTTGGATACCCAGAACATCGTTAGATTCTGGTATCGCAGACAACTCGATGATTGGTGTTCCACCATTAGATTTTACTGTAGACAATATATTTAATGGATTTGTAATTACCTCACCTTTGACATAATCAACAATTCCAACATTACGTCTTACAATAACAGGATTTACATCTGATTCTAAGTAAAATAAGAAGAGTGATCCTGTTTTACGGTTTGCATTTGGTATATCACCAAAATATACAGTATTTGATATACCACTTACAGTAAATCCAGAAGACTTTATATTATAACCAGACATACTCTTTATATGAAATTTATTTCTATAACAAATTTCATATTCTGCAAATTGATTCTCAGAGATTCTTAAGTCTCTACGCATTTGTATGGTAGTAATATTCGATGTGATAGAGATATCACTTTCATCAATTAACTTCTGATATTTACTATACTTAAACTTAGCACCATACTTATTAAGTTCCTCAGAGTCTGCATACTTATTAATATTATTTGTAATTTTAGTTCTCAATGCATCAGCACTTGAAATTCTATTGGAATTATAATAAACATTAGACCCCACTTCAATATAAAGATATTTTAAATCTAATATCTCAGGAACAATTCCTGCAACTGAATATTTCTTAAGTTCTGCTTTGATATTATCCTTTACTCTATTTGACAAATAAGATCCGTAAAATGGTTTGATTGTAATGAAAACCTGACCAAATCTAGGAGGAACTAATTCTTCCCCACCAAATGCAGTAACTGATTCTGCTTCTGGGTAAATCTTAGGAATAATTACTTCGTAATCAGATGCAGTCACTGCTCTGTTTTGTGATGCATACAGTCTTGGTGCATAATTACGGATTGAATTAACAGATTCCACATCAGATCCACCTGTTGCAGGAACATCTGTAAGGATTGTAGAGATTAAAGCATTTACACTTCTACCTCTATTGTCAACTAAGATACCACTAAAATTAAAATTAGAAGATCCATTAGCTTCTGGACCATCTGTAACTATATACGATACTTCAATAAAGTTATTATTATCTAACTTTTTACCAAATATCCCATCACCAAAAATAATTTCGTAGTATTCATCCTCTACTTCTTGTATAAAGAATATTCTTGAACTACTTGTTACATCCAGTAAACTAGATGATAGAATATACTTCGATGTTACATTACTAGATGCAGTGGGTCTTACCTTAACTTGAATCGTAGATGTATCAATACCACGATTATTTAAAATGAATCTTTGATTTGGATTACTTTCATTTACAGTAAAAGAACTTGTAACATAAGTTCCTTCATGAATATCAATCGTATCAAATATTGCAACTCCTACATTATTACTTCTTGTTACCGGAACTGTAATATCATCATTTACTGAAAATGAAAAGGAAGTAGAACCAAATGTTCTTGAATTAAATGCAAGACCTTTTTTTAAGGTTAATGTAGATATGGTGGTATCAGCAACTTCAACATTAAAACTTACATTTGCTTTAGGAGACTTTCGAGATCTAGGAAGATATCCAATATTTCTTGCAAGAGAAACAACATTTTCTCTTAATGTTGCACTATCAATAAAAACTTCATTACTCACCATATTCGCATTATATGATGATATGTATGTATTATATGCTAATACATCAATCAGTGTGGACAAATTTGACCCTTCAAAATCGTAATCAGTAAAATTTGAATTCGATTTCAAATAATCTTGAATCGAAGATTTTATTTGGTCAAAGTCTAGATTTGTAAAGTTGACTAATGCCATTATCTTACTGATTGTAATGCAAATGAAAGTTCTTGTGCTGGTACATTAATACCAACAATTCTATATTGAATCGTTACATTATATTGTAAATTATCAAAATTAGGTTCCACTCTTACTCTTATTAAATCAACCCTTGGTTCATAATTTTGAATTGTATTTTCAATTTCAGATTGAATATTAATAGCAGTTATATCACTAAAGTTTTCAAATAACTGTCTACTAACTCTTGAACCTAAATCAGGATTAAAGAATTTTTCACCAGGATATGTATATATTAAATTACGAATTGATCTTGCAACTGCAGTTTCATTTTTTACTGTAATTAAATCATAGTTAATTGGATTTACCTTTAGAGATAAACTAATATCTTTAAATGATTTACTTATTCTCTCTACAGGCATTGTCTCACAAAGGAGTTTGATTATAACTTATTTATTCACTCATTCCATTCTG